CTTGAGCTTATAGAGGTAATCCCATTCTTTCTGATCCACTTGCCAGCTACAGGTAAAGCGTCCATTGATAAGCAAGTCATGCTTGCCCCCTTGATACTTTTCCTTGAAGTAGTTGAAGCCCATTGCCGGGTTTCGATCCTGTCCCCTGGCTTTCTGGTGTTCGGCCAGAGTGTACCCTTGAAGCTGCGAATTGATGAACAGGTGATACCCCGATCTTACATCATGGCCAAATAGGCCCATAAAAACGATCATTAAGGGCTGATCCTCGCCGGTTTTAGGGTTGGCCAGGTCCTTCTGGTCCAGCCATAGAAGAAAGCAAGCTCCCTGGTGCAGTAGCATTTGCTGCTTCTCAACTTCCTTTCTCACTCTGCGCTTGTCAGCGTGTGGCACTTCCTTCCATTGTCTTGGCGTGTATCCTTTTGGTGGTGGTAGTCTTCTGCTCATTGTTCTGCTGTCTCCTTGTTCCAGTCGTGAGCAAGGGCCCATCCTGCATAGTCGCAAATACATGCCGGGTCCCTCATAATCTCTAAGTTTATTAAGGGGTCTTCGTCAGGCATGGTATCTTCAGCGATAGATAGGACTGCATCAACTACATATTCTTGAAAAGCTCTATCTGGAATATCGTCCCTCAGTGGCCGGTGGCCGGTCAGCTCATTGCCGTAGGTGATTTCACTTGCTGTGTCTTTCAGCTCCTCGGACAGCTTCACAAATTCCTCAAAAGTGAGGAAGTCTTCTACTCTCATAAATAAGTCAAGGCTTATCAACATAATTCTCTCCAATCTGATTCGGTGCCCTACCACGGACACACAAGACGGTGGCCGGAATCGAACCGGCCCCACCGAATCAAGCGAGTGTTCGCCATTCCAGGGATTTCACCTGGCCATGCTTTCCTGATAGTTCACATTTGTTGTAGTCCTCGTCGTACTCATCAGAGTAGTACCAGTGACCGGCCCCATGACTACGAAAGACACGATTCTCAAAATTGTAGACCTGCCGGCTCTCGTCTGCGTTCAAGTGGGAATGATCCCCATTGACCAGACAAGTAACCAGGTGCGCTGCTATTTTGTATGGGTAGACTTGCACTGTATTTCCTCCTTCCAAAAATCAAGCTCGATATGATCGTTTCCGCTCAACTCAATCAATGCCTCCCTGGATTCCTGAGCGTACCGGATAGAGTGATGCAGACAATACTCTTCAAAAGCTTTGTGCTGTTTAGCCCTGGTCAATTTGTTGGCCTCGTCGTACTCTTCCGTACCTGGCACAAAATCCAGCTCAAGGTCCGTAACCATATCATCGAGCCTATCAACTAGCCTTTGGGCTTCCTCGTCACTGATTCGTAAATGGCTTGCCAGGTGCTCCAGGTTTCGCTCCTTTTCCATGCCTTTACATAAGCCGGCGTGATACTTGCCATTTTCTACCAGGTTCATCGGCTGGCCAGAAACTCCGGACAAGTGCAAATCTATGTATTTATCAATCCACTTTTGTCTTGGCCAGTATTTACGCCTAACTTCCTTGGATAGAGTCCCAAAGCTTGAACCGTAACGCCTGCCGGTTATCTCCTTGGTGACGCTCCAGTATGGTTCACTGTTTCCCTTGATATAGTGAAGCCTTATAACAGCTTTTCCCTTGGTTGCTCCGTCCGGTAGTCGGTCGGCTTTAACTTCACGCTGAAAAAATACAGTATCTCTAAGCATGATATTCCTCCTCCTCCTCTTCCTCATGCAAGCAAGAAATGCACTTATGGCTTTCATCATCAAAAGGAACTTCGTCGGACTTGTCACCGCAGACAATACAGCTCAATGCGTCCTGCTCTGCTGCGTGCTTTGTTGCAACAAAGATTGCACACTCTACGCTCTGAACTTCACCACAAACTGAAAAACAATCAAAGTCTTGACCGTCAGGCCCTACCAGGTTGAATGTGTTGTGTCCGTTCCAGGTGATGAAATACTCTTCTCCGGCGTACACGATTGTACTGCCTACATTACTTTGAACAAAATTCTGTAAACTCATATAAACCCTCCACGGTTTAGTTCTGCTTTTGTCTATTGCCCTGGCTCCATGCCGTTGCAACACAACAAAGCAAACTGTTATCACTGTCACAAATGTTATCACAGGCTGTTATAACAGTGCAACAATTATTTTTTTCCAGTGTTTATGCGGGTTTGTTGCAACAAGTATTACGGCTTGCCTGTTGTAACAAGTTGAGGATCAAGAACATATACCAGGCTGAAACGGTAGAGATTCAAGCTGGACATGGTAGAATGGTGGTATGGAGGTGGATATGTCATCCAGAGATAAAAACACTACAGATACGAAAGAAGTGCCCTTAAAAGGTGCTAAAAAGGCCTTAGAACTGCTATCTGAACAAGTCGAAACCATGAACAGGTCAAACAGTACAGCCTTGTTGATTCTGAAGGACCCTGAACTACTTGAGGAGTATGTTTTCAAGCTTGGCATGCTTGGTTCAACCATCCAAGATATTTGTATGTTCCTCGGTGTACCCAGATCAACCTTTTACTTGAATATCAAAGATTACCTGGTCACTGATCCAATGGGAAATGTTATAACAGACGAAGACGGAAACCCGATCAACAAAATACTTGATGCACGTAGGAGAGGACTTCAAAGCATGAGATTGAGCGTTAGAGGTGCAATGATAGCCAAGGCCCTGGAAGGTAATGTTCTAGCCCAGAAAGTAGTGCTTGAGAACATGGATAGAGAGGTATTTTTCCAGCAAAGAGTCGATAAGCTGGAGATAGAAGGCAAGGTGAAGCACACAGGAGCTATAGCCAGTGCAGAACTACCTTTTGATCAGTTCGTAGAGCTATGCAAGCAGCAATCACTGACGACTAGAAAGAACGTAGATCAGGTGATTCTTGAAGCTCAGTATGAGAAAGACCAGGGGGGGTCTTAACCCAGAGGTACTTGGAGTCCCACATATGTTATACCCACCCGAGCGAGTGACTACGTGTGAGGTTTTTCTTAGCCTCTCAGTTCAGACTTCAAATATTTTTTTTAAATTCATACCCTGTCCTAACAGGGGTATATATATATAATATCCCTTTAGGGATATATACTATGGGACGATTTTGATGAAAGCGTTGCAACAATCTTGTGAATCCGCTACTGGTGCGTGTTTGAGGTGGTTTTGATGGTTGTAGTATACCTAAAATCGTTCCGTAATCGTTCCGTAATCGTTCCAAATGGGTGTTTGAAAATGTGCCTGTGGCAAGCTCTAGTAGAGAGTTTGAGGTATATCGTCAATCGTTCCGTCTGCGTTCCTGAATCGTTCCAAAGGCTATTTTATGACTGATAAACTCAACACTCATTCCATTGTAGATCTTGATACTGGAGATCGTGTCTCCAACGAAGCAGTAAACCAAAAAAATGGCGGTGAGCTGGTTTCGGTCTGGACTCCTCAGCTTGGGGCTCAGTCGATTGCTTATCACTCTCCTTGTGATATGACTGCCTACGGTGGGACCAGGGGGTGTGGAAAATCCGATATTACGATTGGTCGGCATCTAAAGGGTGCTGAAAAATATGGCATATTTTGGAATGGCTTGATAATTCGTAAGACTTATAAGCAGTTGGGTGAGATCAAAAGACGATTAAAGGAATTGATTGCTCTTGGCTTGAAAGCAACTTTGATCGGTGGTGATGAGAAGGCTGCGATTCTTAGATTCCACAAAGGAGGCCAAGTTCACCTTCGAGCGATTCAGTATATGGATGACTGTGAGGAATACCAGGGGCATCAATACACGGAGATCTCGATTGAAGAGGCTACAAATTTTCCTTTTTTGGAAAAGATGGTCGATAAGCTAAAAGGTTCATTGAGATCTGCTCACGGCGTTCCTTGTCGATTGTTCTTTACTGCGAACCCGGGAGGTCCGGGCCATTTGCCGTTTAAGCGAATGTTTTACAATCCGAGTACGCCTGGTGTTCCGTTTAGTACCCCAGTTGGTGAGACTTGTGTTTTCGTCCAGGCCTCTCCTGCAGATAATCCGATCCTACTGAAAAATGATCCGATGTACTTTCGTAGGCTGCAGTCGATCAAAGATGAGAATTTGAAGAGAGCCTGGTTGTATGGGGACTGGAATATTCTGGCTGGTAATGCCTTCCCAGAATTTCGTCGGGACGTTCATGTGATTGCTCCGTTTAAGATCCCGAAACACTGGTACAAGTGGAGGGCTATTGATTATGGATATTCTGCTCCTGCCTGTTGCTTGTGGTTTGCAGCCGATGAAGACGGGAAAGTTTATATTTATCGAGAGCTGTATGTGACGAAGTTTACTCCTCAAAGACTGGCAAAGACGATTGTAGATTTGAGTGTGGGGGAAGAGTTTTTGTATACGGTTGCTGATCCTGCTTGTTGGTCTGAGCATGAGGGTACTCAAACTAAGGCTAGGAAGATGATGAGTGCGGGGCTTTATGGCTTGAGAAAAGCGAATAATGACCGGACCACCGGAAAGCAGGAAATCCACGAAAGGCTGTTTGTTGATGAAGAGAAATACTGGGATCCAGATGTAATGGAAATCAAGTTTCGGTACAGTAGCAATGCCGTAATCTTTGAAAATTGTGATAACCTAATTGAGCAGATAAGTAGTATTCCCGTTGATCCTGATAATATTGAGGACGTTGATACTGACGCTGAAGATCACGCTTACGATGCTATGAGATATGGTTCTATGGAAAGACCAGTTCAGACTCATAAGCCCGTGGAAGATTGGCGCAAGATCTATGAAGAAATGGGGCTGAATCCGTATAGGGACGTAATCATTAAGAACGGGAGAGTTTATAGCCAGCGAAATTCATCTTCTTGGAGGGTGTAGATTTCCGTTCTATAATGAGAAGGGCCATGCCGAAGCATGACCCCCTGAATCAGATTGAGTCCCAAACAAGCAGCGTGGCTACATCGAGACAATTTAAGATTATCACAAGAGGTACATCATGGGAAAGGTGAACATTACTAAGCTAAGAGAATGGCTGGATGAATCAATTGACGAACTATCTACCAGCTATGAGGAGGCCAGGAGAGCTTTCAAATACTACAATGGAAAGCAATTGCCTTCCGATGTTTTGAGGGTTCTAAAGGAACGTGGTCAGCCTCCGATCTGGGACAATGTGATTCGTGAAATTGCGAACAAATTGACCGGATTCCACATCATTAGAAAAAACGATCTTCGGGCCCGTGGCCGACAAAAAGAAGATATACCTGGTGCAAGGATTATGACGGACGTTATCAAGTTCGTGATGGACGATAACAACTTTGACCAGGAGCGAGTGGCCTTCCGTAAAAATCTCAGTCTTGCCGGTTTCGCTGGCTATGAAATGAGACTCGAGCCTTCCGATGAAGAGTTTGATTCAGACGGTGATCCGATCCTTGATATTAAGCTCAAGGCTGTTCCTTATGATGAGCTTTTCATTGATCCGTTTTCTCGAGAGAAGGATTATTCAGATGCCAAGTATTTGCATCGGGCTTTCTGGGTTGATCGGGAAGAATTGTATGAGCATTTTCCAGAGGAACTTGTTGACCAGGTTCCATCAAACGATGCTACGGATCTTCGTGCGAGAGAGGGAATGAGAAGAAGGCGAGGCCTTTATGCTCAACAGTCCAGGGACCGGATCTTTCTGGTGAATACCTGGTATCGAGTCGGTAAAAAATTCTATTACGCATTCTGGGCTGGCAACACGATTCTTCAAGATGGTGAGTCACCCTATATGAACGGGAAAGGGTATCCGTATGTCATTAAAAGATTCGAGTACGAAACGGACGAACCTGAAATCGTTACGATGTTTAGAGACATACTGCCTATTCAGGACGCAATCAACTTTGCCCTCATTAAGATCCAAAATCTATTCGGAACAATCAAGGCAATGGTGGAGAAAGGCGCGGTCGATGACATTGAGAAATTCGAAGATGAACTCAATACGGACGGTGCTGTAGTTGAGGTCAATGATATTCAGCGAGTGAAAGTTGATAATCTCAAGAGGGAGATCCAGTCACTTGCTAACCACATTATCAATCTTCAGATTCGTGCCAGGCAGCTTGCAGGGATCAATGATGAGTTTGCCGGTGTTGCTACCAATGCACGTACCGGAGCTGCTATCCAAAGTCGGCAAGATGCAGCGATTGTTTCCATTCAAAGTTTGATTGATGCAGCTGATGACTCTGATCGCCAGGTGGGAATGAAACTGGTAAGAATGATCCAGGCCCATTACACCCAAGAAAGGGTGATCCGTGTTATTGACTCTTTGGGTAAGGAAGAATTTATAGCACTAAATCAGCAGACAAATATTTTCAAAAATGGTGAGTACGAGAACACCAATGATCTGAGCATGGGTCGCTATGACATTGTAATTGAGCAAGCTCCACCGACTACTGTTAATCGACAGGAGATTCTGACTCAATACACTGAAATGCTCAAAACTGTATTACCTCTTGGAGCATTGTCTCCTGAAGAAGTAAGGCTTGTTTTAGCTGACTATATGAGGAACTTGGATTTGCCTATTTCTGGCAATATCGTCGAGTCCTTGAGTAATAATAATCCTGCGGTCCAGGGCAACAATCCACCTAAAGCTGGAGATCTTCTTGGTGGAAATAATGTTGCAACAAGGCCATTGCAAGGATTACCATTGAGGAATATCTAATCAGATTGGACCCTAAACAAAGGAGTTTATTGTGGGTAAAAAGAAAGACGAAAAAGAAAACGAAACCTCTGGATCTCTACGTGACCTGGTTGAAGAAATCGGTGAACAAGGTGATGAGTCTGAAGAAGAGTTTGAGGAAGAAGAGGATGACTTTGAAGATGATGAATCTGATGAGGAGGATTCTGATGATTCTGAAGATGATGATGATTCTGAAGAGGATGACTCTGATGACTCTGAGGAAGATGAGGAAGAAAATGAATCGAGTATTGATGGGATCTTAGATGATCTCTTTGCTGATAGTGAAGAGGATTCTAGTGATTTCGGTGATACTGAAGATCGTAAACTTGAAAGTGAAATTGCCAAATTGGAGGCACAGATCGAACAGGCCCGGACAGGGACTTCTGGACCTGAGATCGACCCCGAAAGTCTTTTGACTGAAGAGGAAAAAGATGAGTTGGTGGGTGATCCAGATAAGTTGGCCAAACTGGTAGCCAAGAGGGTCTTGGAAGCCAATAGTAAAAAAGGGAAGGAGAGCCAAGAAAAACTGGGTGAACTTCAACAAAAGCTTATCGAAAAGAAAACAGCTTTGGACTTGAGCAAGGCAGTCAAAGTTCTCAAAAAGAAGGATAAGAAGTTTAATCAAAAGCTTCTTGATGATTTCTTTGACAAGGATATGACTACCCGGCAAAAGGAAGCTATTCAGAAGCATTCATTTGATCCTGCTTCTGGAAAGGTAGATTTCGTTAAAGCTTATCAGTTGACTCAGGCCATTTTTAATAGGGTCAAGGGTGTTAAGCCTAAAAAATCCAAAAAAGGTGGCAAAGGCAAGTCCGGTCTTCCCAATATGAACAACATGAATAGATCGGGAAAAGGCAAAAAGAAAACCAAGAAGGAGAAATCTGGCTTTGGAACTTTCTTCTCAGGCCAGCGTTTCAAGGACGCTGGTGTTGGAGACTTTGTTAGAAATCTCGATTAGGAGAGAGGAAGAATTATGGCAACTTTAGGCCGTGTTGGTGGTTTTTTAATTACCGATGAAAAAGTACGGAAGAAGCTCTCTGATCGCATGTTCCACGCTGCTATGGAGAATTCCAAGTGGTCGCAGTTCATGGGAACCGGAGACGATTCCGTTATCAAGACTCAGGAAGAACTGGGTATTGAGGAAGGCGCAAGTGTGATTATGCGCTTCCGTGGTCTTGTTCGAGGCGAAGGTATCACTGGTGATACAGAATTTGCTGGCAACGAAGACAATTTACCTTATTTGAAGCAGAAGGTAGAAGTGGAGCTGATCGGTAACTCACTGAAGAGTGAGGGTCGTTTGTCTCGTCAGCGTGACGCAATCAATTTCAGAGCAGATGCTACTGAAGGTCTTACTGATTGGGCCACAAACAAGATGGACAAGATCATTTACACTCGTATGAGTACAAATCCGACGAATCGTTTGATCGCTGGTACTACGGATGATAACGATGTTGCAAACTTGACCAATGCAAGTGTCTTTACTACTGCGGATATTTCCAGGGCTAAGTATCTGGCTACCCGTGGGTTTAGAACTGCTGGTGCTGGTCAACCATTAGTTGCTGCTCATCGTATTCCTCCGTTTAAGGCCCAGTCTGCTCAAAACGGTGGACTTATGACAATGCGTAAGTTCTACGTTTTGAAGGTGGGCAGTAAGCAAGCAAACGATTTGCGACAAGATACTGACTGGGTTCAGGCTCAGAAGGAACTTGGTTTGGGCAACCTCCAGTTCACTTCCATGCTTGGGATCTGGGAAGACGTTATCGTGATCGAAGATGGAACTGAGCATCCGGATTATGCAGGTATCATTGAATCAAACAATGGAACTGTGTACTACGAAAACGCTTTGTTTTTGGGTAGAACTGCTATGCTTATGCCTATGGACGGAAACCTCCAATACTGGGAGGATGAAGTTGATATGGGACGTAAAATGGCAGTTGGTGTTGACTGGGTTTTTGGTCTTTCCAAAACCAAGTTTGAAGGTACAAGGGATGACGAGACTGGCACTTCCTGGCATAACCAGGACTTCGGTGGAATCGTTATTTCTTCTTACGCTAGGGACGTATAGAGTTAATCTTAATTGAAGCGATTCAATGGAGATTTTCTAGTACGAATTTAGGAAAAGGAGAGACTAATGGCTGAGGTTAATGCCAAAAAAGTCGAGCGTGAGTTCAAAACCTGCAAGAAGATTTTGGAGCTGGATTTCAATGATTTCACTGATGTATTCAATACTCTTGATGATGTGAATGTATTCAGTCTTCCAAAGGGGGCAAGAGTCTTGGGTGTATCTTTGGATATTCAGACTTCTTTTGTTTCAGCTGGGGCAGTTACCATTTCGGTGACTGACGGAGCCGGTACTGATTGGTTTACCAATGAGAACTTGAAGGGTGCACCTGGAGCGCAGAAATCTCACAAGGTTTCATACTACGAGAATGCTGGAGATACCATTAAGGTAGTTCCAACATACCCGAATGCTGTAACGGCAGGAAAGGTTGTTCTGGTCTTCGAATACCATAAGGTACGAAGCGAAGAATACAACGTAGATCTGAGCTAGGAAAGATTTTCACGTTATAATGGGGTCGGGTCAGATTTGACTCGGCCCTTTTTATTGGAGGAAGAATTATGAGTAATGCGATTAAACACTTGTTGGACTTCGGTATTGCCCTGGGCGATATTCAGCCAGCAAGAGGTAAAATATTTAAAAAAACAATCCCGGCCACAGATGAAATTCTGATTAAAGGTTTGGAATGGGAGAATCTTTTTCCTGGTACAAGGGAAAGATTTCCAAACATTTTAAGTTTCGCTAGTGATAACCGTCTGTATTACAATTTTGATGAGAACAATGATTTTGCCCAGGGCGAGTCTTTCAATTTAGATCCAAAGGCAGTCAAGTCTGTTTATTTTCAAGACAAGACAAACGATATTTTAAGGATCTACAATGCAGAGGCTTCTCCTGTTGAAGTTGTAATTCTAGTTCAAAATGTGAGGTAACAATGAACGCTGAATCATGGGGTGTAGCCGGTTGGTTTCCGCAGAGGGCAGATCTCACGATCTTTGCAATAAAGCCCACATCATTTACTGCAGGAAACTTGGCTTCAATTACTGGTACTGGAGATTATGAGGATGCCGGTATACCGAAAACAGAAGTTCCTCAGTTAAGTGCAAACAATGATTTTACTGGAAATAATACTTTCAGTTCTGTCATTACCGATCTTATTCAGGGTGAATCTACAGTAGATGAAATTACTGTTGCTGGACTGGATATTGTTGGTGGAACTATTGATGCAGTAAACGGTATCAATTCCAATTTTGAAACCAGGGCCGAGGCGATTCCTTTGAATGCCTTTGCTGCCCCTGTCAGCACTTTCAGTCTAAACAATCAACAGACTCAAAATGTTCCTACTCCATTGGCTGCAGATGCGATAGCCAATAGAGGGTACGTTGATGCTCAAACATTTTTAAGCCCTTCGGATACACCGAATAGCTATGCAGGTGAAGCTGCGAAAATGGCCAGAGTGAATGGAGCAGAAGATGGACTTGAATTTTCAGATGACTATGTTAATCGCTCATCGGCACAATCCGTTTCTGGGATTAAGACGTTCTCGGATCCGACCAATATGTATTCGCCAAGGGTTGACCAGGCTTACGGAAATCTCGCAGGAGACAGCTTTTACCATACTGCTTTGGTTGAACTTACTGTTGCTGGTGGCGGTAGTGTCACTCTTGGTAATCGCACGTATACAACTACAGTAGGATCTGAGAGTATCGTCACTATGGTCTTCGATCTGACGGTTGATGATAATGGTGAATATTCAAGCCTTCCTGAAGCCGGTGGATTTGGTACTACTTACGATATGACCGTAGCCGGTGACATTACGAATTTCATTACTGAGATAAATAATTTACCGCCTGGAAGCTTCGTAGTTATACTTGCGGAGCGAAATAATTGGGCTACAGTGGCAGCAAAATCTACTCAGGCACTCTTAAATACTATTTGGGCTAAAAAGCTTCAGAAATTGTTCTCAGTGCTTACAAGTGCAAGTTTGACTGGTGGATTGTATGTCGGTGGGTTTATGAATTACCCTACGGCCCCTGTCGCTGAATTTTATGATGAGACTCTGGATGCTGTAAGGCAGTCGTTTTTCATTGGTATGAATTCTGTTATTGCTCCGGACTCATTCAGTAGTGGAATGTTAAATCCCATTACTGGGCTCCCTATGATGGTTTCCGATGAGAATGGAAATATTCTTCTTAGGGGGAATCAAGGTGAAGCTCCAGATCCTACCCGGGCCCTTGAGATCCGGGGTACGATCTATGCGAGTAATTACCAAAATTTACCGCCTGGTGCAGCGATCAATTCTTTTGAAGGTTTAACCGATACTTTCTTTGATGTTTCGGAAAATGCAAATGCACTTGTAAGGGTGGATCCAAGTGGAACTGCCCTTATTCCTTTTGATGGTGATACTTCTTATGAAGCTGCTGGATCTTCCGCTACGGTCCAGGGGAACTTGGATGCTCACACTCAAAACACAAATATTCACACTCCTCTGAATGATGGTCAGACAACTACGGGCAATCTGTGGTCTGCTAACAGGATCCAGCAAGGTCTTGATGGGAAGTTGGATGCAAGCGAGGTTGGTGTTTCTGTGGCTCCCCTGGTTGGTGGCGTTGTTCCTCAGTCCTATATTCCAGCGATTGCTTTGACTAATGTTTTTGTGGTGGCCTCTGAAGCTGCCATGCTTGCTTTGACTGCTGAGACTGGTGATGTAGCTAAGAGGACTGACACAGGACAGAGTTTGATGCTTTCTGCAGAGCCAGCTTCTACTCTTGGAAATTGGGTGGTAATTGCTGAACCTGGTGGTGGTGTTCAGACGGTCAATGGTGATGCTGGACCGAATGTTGTTTTAACCACTACCAGTATTGCAGAGGGCACTCAACTTTACTATACGGACGCCAGGGTAAACGCCAATGGTAATGTGGTTGCAAATACCAATCACAGAAATGCTACCGGCAATCCTCATGGTGCTACCACTACTGATATTGCAGAGGGTACTCAACTTTATTACACAGAGGCGAGGGTAAATGCCAATGCAAATGTAGTGGCCAATACAAATCACAGAAACGCTACTGGGAATCCTCACGGTGCGACTACTTCTGATATTTCAGAGGGATCTAACCTGTATTTCACAGATGGTAGAGTTGCTGCTGCTCCTGCAGTTACAGCTAACACTACTCATGCTGGAACTACCGGGAATCCTCACAGCACTACATTTTCAAATCTCGGGGAAACTCCTGCTGCTTTGGCCGGTAATGCTCTCAAGGGATTGAGGGTGAATTCAGGTGCGACTTCGATTGAGTATTATGACGCTCCGGATGAATTTGATCTCCTCGAGGACACTCCGGATGATTACGCTAAAACTACTGATGCGACTACTGGTAAATCCGTGGTTGCTCAGAGTTCCGGTACCGGATCCAATGCAATTGATGACAATACTGGGACAAACTGGGCTGCAGCCAGCACTACGAATGAGTTCATTGTGGTGGATATGGGATCTCCGATTGCATGTATTAAGGCTTCGATCCGATCAAACTTTGGTTCAGTTAAGGACTTTCAGATCAGGGCTTCTGCTACCGGTGCGTTTGCTGGTGAGGAAGTTACTTTGTTTAGTGGGACTCACTCTGGAGTATCGAACCAGGTTGATACTTATGTTTGGTCCAATGCTACCGCCTATCGCTACTATCAGCTTTTGGTGGTGGATACTTACCCGGTTCACAATGTACTGGTTCAAGAATTTGAACTTTTTGAGAGTGCAGCAGGTCAAGCTGCTGTTGTGAATGCTGCAGGTGACGGTATTGACTTTGCTTCAATACTTGCTACGGGGATCTTCAGGAATGTCCTTCTTTACAATACTTCTGGAGCAAAGCCGACTTTCACTATCCCTACTGATGAAGTCTTAGTTCTTGCTAAAGGTGGTGGAGGTGGTGGAGGTCATGCTGCATCAAGTAATCCCTGGCCTTCAGGTGGTGGAGGATCCGGTGGGTTCTGCGCTTATCTTTTGAAAGATCAATCTGGTCTTGATATGACTATCACAGTCGGAGCTGGTGGTGCAGGATCTACTACTCAGAGTGTGGCCGGTGCTACTGGTGGTGCTACTCAGCTTCAAGTGGATGCTGATGCCAATAAAACTATTACCTGCAATGGCGGTGCTGGTGGAAACACAAGCGGAACACCTGGTAATGGTGGTGTGGTTATCAGCCTTCCTTCTCCAATAGACAATGCAGGAGAATTGCTGGCTGCTGTTGATGGTGAGCAAGGCCTGGTTTCCGGGGTAAGTGGTCAAGGCCCTAAAGGTGGGGCTGGTATTCTTGGTCAGGGTGGTCGTGGGAATACTATCAATTCTGGAGGAGTTGGATCTTATGGTGGCGGTGGCGGTGGAAGTGCTAACTTTGGTGGCCCTTGGTCCGGTGGTAACGGTGGCTCAGGCTTCGTTATAATTCTTTGGTAATGAATCAGTTTACAAATG